AATAATGGCGGGTTTGTAGAAATGGCATACCATCACGCACATAGCTGGGGGTTGTGATAATGATATGACTTCTGTAACCAGACACCAATAATCATTAAGGGGGGGTTTATAGATTAAAAGCTCATAGAGGCTTAAATATAGACATATTGGAAACCCAAATAAACTGGGGTACTAAAATAGGTTAATCAAGCTGTATGGTACCTTAAAACGCATTTAACAGTGCATTGACATTTAATTAATTATAGCTTAGGCATAGTAATGGAACTCACACTTAAATTCTCTGCGGCACCTGCGGTGCTATTCTTAGAGACACAAATACCCATCAGGGCAGTTAAAGACCTTAATCAGTACCTGGATGCACGACACAATAAGGGTGCAGAATCATTTGCTAATAAGCTCGTAGGTCAGATCAGTCATGGTGAGCAGCTCAAGATAGACCATAAAGATCCCCTCATTGATCCTTTTACAAAGATTGTGGCAAATATGTCACAGCANTATTTAAGTCAATTCTGTAATACCATTGGTGTAGAGACCTTAAAAAGACTACCACANATGCACAGCTTATGGTCAGTTCACTCNTATGAACGTGATTATAACCCTGTTCACGATCATGGTACTGACACGATTATGGGCTTATCATTTACCACATGGACAAAGATACCCAAACAGATAGCTGACAAAGACGATTACAATAGCAGTAAACTGGTCGAATCGAGTGGTATAGCCGATGGGTTCTTACAATTTCATTTTGGTCANACNAGCTCACGTGGATTAGAGGAGCTAAGACCGCCATTCTCAAGGATGATAAAGCCTGAGGTGGGTAAGCTAATTATGTTTCCTTCATGGTGCCAACACTGTGTATACCCCTTTGAGGGTAAGGGTGAACGTAGAACAGTCGCTGGAAACCTGAATATGTTTCCTGAAGATTCAATTTAACAAAGGAGTTACTATGTACGGTAAAGGAACTTATGGTTCTGCTAAAGGTAGACCAAAGAAAAAGACTAAGAAAAAAGGTAAAAAAAAGTAATGGATAAGAACGTCAAAGCTCCTAGTGGTTTCCATTGGATGAAATCTGGTAAGGGTTTTAAACTAATGAAGCATACTGGTAAGTTTCAAAAACATAAGGGTGCTAGTCTAACAGCTAAGTTCCCAGTACAAATGAGGCATAAATAATGAAAAAAGGATTTCACAAAACCAAAGACGGTAGAGTTGTAAAAAAAGGTTTATATTACAACATGAACCAAGCTAAGAAAAAAGGCACAAGTAAACCTGGTAAGGGTTCTGTATCTGACAAGGCTTTGAAAGCATCTGCTAAGACTGCTAAGAAACGCAAAAAGAAAAACACATAATGCCATTTAGTAAATACAGTAAAAAACAAAAAGCACTAGCACGTGTTGCAAAACCTCGTACTAAAATAACTGGTGCTGATTTTAAAAAACTTAAAAAGAAAAAGAAAAAAGGATTACTAGCATGACAAAAGCAGGTAAAGGTAGACCAGACCCTAAAAAAAGAATAGGTCGAGGACAAAAAGGTAGAGGTATTTCTGATAGAGATAGAGCAAGAAATAAAGAAAAAGTTATGAAGGATTTTACTATAAAAAATAGCGGTATGACGTTTGAAAAGTTTAAAAAATTAATGGACAGACTTAACGCAACAAAATAATGGCTATTACATACAGAGGAGAACGCTTTAGTGGGTACAATAAGCCAAAACGTACACCAGGTAAGTCAAAAAAGTCTGCTGTATTAGCTAAAGAAGGATCAAAAATACGTCTAGTACGCTTTGGAGANCCTAAGATGTCGATAAAAAAGAACATACCAGCTAGACGGAAGTCATTTCGTGCTAGACATGGGTGTGATAAAGGTAACATAAGCAAATTAACTGCTAAATATTGGAGCTGTAAGGCTTGGTAAGGATAATTTTATGAAAAAAATAATTGATTGGGTAAAAAACTACCCATTTTGGACTAAAAAAGACTATATGATAGCTGGTTTTACCGCTATTGCTGTGATTGCGATTGTAGGATCAATATTCTAATGGCACACGGAGGCAAAAGAACAGGAGCAGGTAGACCAAGAGGCGTCACTGCAGGAACAAAGCATGAGCGTCTGGAAAAGATGTTAGGTAAAGGCACAAAAACGCCTTTAGAGTATATGTTNAATATACTTAACAACAAAGCTACGTCACCAGAAAAGAAAATGTGGGCTGCTGANAAAGCTGCACCATTTGTTCACCCTCGTCTTGCATCTGTAGACCAAAAGATNAAAGGTGATGGCGATGAGCCTGTTGAAATAGAAGTTAAATGGAAAGAATAGTTTGAAGATTGAAATACCTTACAAACCACGAACACTACAAAAAGAATTACACAGTCAATTAAAACGATTTAATGTAATTTGTTGTCATCGTAGGTTTGGAAAGACCGTATTTGCAATTAATCATTTGATTAAGACTGCAATTAGTAAACCAAACAGTAGATTGGCTTACATAGCACCTACTTATCGTCAAGGTAAGAACGTAGCGTTTGATTATCTAAAAGAATACACACAACCACTTATGAAATTAGGTGGTAGTAGACATGAAACAGAACTTAAAGTTGATCTGTGGAATGGTTCAAGAATACAAATATTTGGCTCAGACAATCCAGATGCACTGCGTGGATTAGGATTTGATGGAGTAGTTATGGATGAGTTTGCGTTAATGTCTCCTCGTACATGGACTGAAGTAGTAAGACCTGCTGTATCTGATAAGCTAGGGTACGTTATATTTATTGGTACACCTATGGGCCACAATCAGTTCTGGGATGTTTACGATCTTGCAAAACGCAGAGGTGGTAATTGGAAGGCTGTATTATACAGAGCCTCTGAAACAGATATTATTGGCAAAGAAGAATTAGAAGAAGCTCGTATGACTATGCCAGAAGATCAGTACGAGCAAGAGTTTGAATGTAGTTTCCAAGCTGCTGTATCAGGTGCTTATTACGGTAAGCAGATACAGAAAGCTGAGAAAGAAAACCGTATTGTCGATATTGATTACGATAAAAACATAGATGTAGAAACATGGTGGGATTTAGGTATCGGTGATTCAACTTCAATATGGTTTGCACAAAGAGTAGGAACAGAAGTTCGTTTGATAGATTACTATGAAACATCTGGTGAAGCTCTTGCACATTACGCTGATGTGTTAAAAGACAAGGCTTACAATTATGGAAGGCACGTAGCACCCCATGATATTGTAGCTAGAGAATTAGGAACTGGTAAATCTCGTTTAGAGGTTGCATCTGAATTAGGAATACAATTTGATATATGTCCTAAGTTAGAAGTTCAACATGGAATTGAAGCAGTACGAAATACATTAGACCAATGTTGGTTTGATCGTAATCGCTGTAAGGCTGGTATTGAATGTTTGCGACAATACCGTAAAGAATTTGATGATCGTATGCAGACATTTAAAAACAAACCTTTACATGACTGGAGTTCTCATGGAGCTGACGCATTTCGTTACGGATGTGCAATAGATCCTGGTACTGCTAGTGTATGGACAAGGGAAATAAATATTGATACAAGGTATATAGTTTAACATGGCAAAAGGCAAAGCACTTACAGACATAGAAGTCGGCTCGATAGTTAGCTCAGAGATTAAAGCATCTTTAGGTTACATTGGTTCAGACATTACTGAACAAAGACAGAAATCATTAGAATATTATTTTGGTGAACCTTTTGGTAATGAGCAAGAAGGTCGTTCACAAGTAGTATCTACAGATGTGTCTGATGTTATTGAGTCTATCTTACCTACATTGCTAAGAACCTTTGCTGCTAGTGATGAGATTGTTAAGTGTGAACCTGTTACTGCAGAAGATGAAGAAGTAGCGAAACAAGCTAGTGATTATTTAAATTATGTTTTTAATAAAGACAATGATGGTTTTATAACTTTATACACTTTATTTAAAGATGCACTAATACAAAAAAATGGTATTGCAAAAATCTATTGGAACACTTCAAAGAAACGTGAACGTGAGTCTTATGAAAGACTAAGTGAAGATGAGTACACGATGCTTCTTGATGAAGATGGTGTTACAGTTAAAGAACACACTGAGTATGATGATGAGAACGCAATTAAAGAAAAAGAAAACATCTTAAAACAAATAGAAGAATCTGGTCAACCTGTAGATCCTATGGTGTTGGAAAACATAAACAACACACCAATACCTATGATGCACGATGTGGTTATTGAAAGAGTAGAAGATTTTGGTAAAGTAAAAATAGAAGCTATACCACCTGAAGAATTTTTAATTGAACGTAGAGCTAAAAGCATACAAGATGCAAACTTTGTTGCACACAGAACTACAGTTACAAGAACACAATTAGTTGAAGCTGGATTTGATAGTGATAAAGTTTACAGTTTACCTGCTGACTCACAAGACAGATACAATGAAGAAAAAATTACACGTTATAGAAACCTAGATCACGATTACAATAGTGATGCTGGTGAAGCTAGTACAGATGAAATATCTATCTTTGAATGTTATGTTCGTATTGATGAAGAAGGCGATGGCGTATCTAAGCTAAGAAAAATTACTTTAGCTGGTGCAGAAGGCTACACAATATTAGATGATGAGCTTTGTGATAGTATTCCTTTTGTTTCTGTTACACCTATAATGGTTCCACACAGATTTTATGGTCGTTCTGTTTCTGAAATGACTGAGGACTTACAATTAATTAAGTCTACAGTTATGAGACAGTTGCTTGACAATATGTACCTTACAAACAACAACAGAGTTGCAGTAATGGATGGTCAAGTTAATTTAGATGACTTACTTACAAACAGACCTGGCGGTGTTGTTAGAACTAAAGGTTCTCCTGGTCAGGTTATGATGCCAATGCAAACGCAAACAATTAACAACCAAGCGTTTCCTATGTTGGAATATTTAGATACTGTACGTGAACAACGCACAGGTATTACTAGATACTCACAAGGTATGGATGCAGACTCGTTAAACAAAACTGCAACTGGTGTAAACACTATTTTATCTCAAGCACAAATGAGAGTAGAGCTTATAGCTCGTATCTTTGCTGAGACTGGTGTTAAAGATATGTTCTTAAAAATGTTTGAACTTATCGTTAAACATCAAGATAAAGAAAGAATTATTAAAATTAGAAATAACTTTGTTCCATTTAGACCTATGGAATGGAGAAACCGATGCAACATTTCTATAAGTGTTGGATTGGGTACTGGTTCAAGAGACCAACAACTTTCTATTTTAAATAATATACTACAAACTCAATTAAAAGCATTAGAGCTGCAAGGTTCTGCTGCTGGGCCGATGGTAAATTTACGAAACATTTATAACACTCTTAGTAAGATTGTTGAAAATGCTGGACTTAAAAATCCTAATTCGTTCTTCACCGATCCTGATGTTGGTATGCAGAATATGCCACCACCTCAACCGCCACAACCTACAGAGTTTGAAAAAGTTTCACAGCTTCAAGTTCAAGGTGAGAACTATAGAAAACAAATTGATAGCGAACTTAAAATAAAACAATTAGAAAAAGATTATCAAGAGATGATTCTGAAGTTTGAAACTCGTATAAAAGAATTAGAGTTACAGTATGGTACTAAAATAAATGAAACTGAGTTGCGTAACAATGCAATGTTAGCAAAAGAAGAAATAGTACAACAAGGTAAGATTCAAGAACAAGCACAACGTGCAATCCTAGAACAACAAAAAGCTGCTTTAGGTGAGCTTGACCAAATTACCAAAACTGTGATAAAACCGAACAATGGACAAAACTAAATTAGAGACCGAAAGACAACGTGGTGAAAAAGCAAAGTTATTGCTTGAAGAACCATTATTCGTTGAAGCATTTGAAACTTTAAAAAGTGAGTATCAAAATGCAATCTTTCAGACGAAGCACCATGAAGATGATGTGCGTAAAGCCTTATGGCAGGCATATCATATTACTGATAAAATAGAAAATCATTTTCGTACCGTTATGGACACTGGCAAGTTAGCCTCTGTTCAAATTAACGATCTCAAAAAAAATTCGACTTAAATCGAATACACCAACCCACTTGGGAGTGTAACATTTAAAAGGAGGCTGTTATGGCTGATCGCCAAGCAACTAACGTATTGGATGCAGGAAACATCATTAAAGGTCTTATGACCAATGAAGAATCTGCTCCAGTTGAAACCGTTCCTACAGAGGCATCTGAGGAACAAACTGAAACAGTAGAATCAGAAGAAGGACTTCTTACTGAAGAAACTGTAAGCCCTGATGAGATGGCAACATCTGATGAGGCAGAAGAAACATCTGAGTCGAGTGATATACAAGAGAACTCTGAGGAACCATATTACGCTGTAACCGTAGACGGTACAGAATTGTCGGTCAACCTAGAAGAGTTAATTCAAGGGTATCAACGAAATGCAGATTACACTCGTAAAACACAGGAACTTGCACAGGAGAGAAACCAGTCAAGTGAATTTGTTGAACGATCCAAAAAAGACGTTGAAGCTAAATTATCTAAGCTGAACGAACTTAACAACGCTGCACAAGCACAACTACAACAAGAATACGCTGAAGTTGATTTTGAGAAGTTGTATGATGAAGATCCAGTAGAAGCTGCAAGACTAGAGCATAAGATGCGTAAAAAACATGAACAATTAGCTCAAGTATCACAGCAAACTCAAGAGTTACAAGCTCAAGAGTTTAACAAATACTTGGAGGAACAACAAAAACTTCTTAGTAAAAAAGTACCAGAATTACTTGATGCACAAAAAGGGCCTCGTTTCAAAGAAGAAATGAGAACCTATTTGGGCAACATTGGATTTAATGATACTGAAATCAATAGTGTATACGATCACAGATACGTGATGCTTGTTAAAGATGCGATGTCATATCGTAATCTACAAAAAGCAAAGCCAGGAATTAAGAAAAAAGTGGCTAATGCTCCTAAGGTTGTTAAAGGTGGAGTGGCGAAAAGTAAAGCTCAGTCAGACGCTGAAGCAAAACGTCAACAACTCTCACGATTACGAAAGACTGGACAGGTCAGAGACGCTGCTAAGTTTTTTCGTAATTTAGTCTAACAAATAACAAGGAGGCCTTATGGCACAACCAACAAACTTATATGATACGTTTGATACTACTGGTATTCGAGAGGACTTAGTGGATGTAATTTACAACATTTCTCCAGAAGATACTCCAATACTATCTGCAATTCCTAGAACTGCAGCTAAATCAACTAAGCACGAATGGCAACTAGACGCATTAGCTACACCTGCAACTAACGCAGTTATTGAAGGTGATGATGCAACTATTGATGCTATGACTGCAACAACTAGAGCATTTAACTATTGTCAAATTTCTGACAAAGTGATCGCACTTTCTGGAACTCAATCTGCAGTAGATGCTGCTGGTAGAGCTGATGAAATGGCTTATCAAATTGCTAAAAAATCTAAAGAACTAAAGAAAGACATGGAGTTCGATATTATCGAGCCTAATGTTCAAGCTGCTGGTTCTGCAACTGCTGCTAGAGAGCTAGGATCAATTCCTACTTGGATTAAAACTAACGGTGATGCAGGAACAAACGGTACACTTTCTACTGGTTCTGGAACTGACTTACCTGGTGATGGTACAGACAGAGACCTTACTGAAGCTATCCTAAAAACAGTTATCAAAGAAGTTTATACTTCTGGTGGTGACATGGATATGCTAGTATGCCCTCCATCTGTAAAACAAGTTATATCTGGCTTTAATGCTAATACAACTCGTTTTGGACCTGCTGGTGATAAAACTGAATATGCTGCGATTGACGTTTATTCGTCTGATTTCGGTGATGTTAGAATTATGCCAAACAGAGTAATGGCTACCACAGACGCTAAAGATGTATTTCTTATCCAGCGTGATATGATGGCTACTGCTTACCTAAGAGATTTCGAAATTCAGGATCTTGCCAAAACTGGTGACTCTGAAAAGAAACAACTTTTAGTTGAGTATACTTTGGAAGTTAGAAATGAAGCCGCACACGGTATCATTTTAGACATTAACCAATAAGACTAATTAGGGGGAGTTTCGGCTCCCCCTTTTATTTAAGGAAAATATATGAAATCCCCAACAACATTTAAACCAGGTGCTACACAAACTGTAGCTGTAGGTGCATCTTCTGCTGCTTCTAATGCAATTAATGCACAAACTACAGAAATAAGAGTTATTGCAACTGTAGACGCTTACGTAGAAATTTCTTCTGCACCGACTGCATCTTCATCATCATTTATTTTACCTGCATTTACTGTAGAGTATTTTAGAGTTGCTGGATCTGATAAAGTTGCTGTGTTAAGAGTAGGTTCTGTAACAGGAACTGCAAGAGTAACTGAACTTAGCCAATAATGATACCAGCATTTTTTAATTTACGTAGTCAGGACAGATACCGTAATCGTAGGACAGATGTGCCTAACGATGCCATTAACCTAGAAGATTTAACTTATTTATTATTAGAAACAGGAGACAACATTATACGAGAAGATGGTGTTGGCGTTTCTTACTTTACTGATACACCAATTAAGAACTAATGACATTTGAAGAATTAGTAAAATTATTAAAACAAAAAGAGCATAGCTCTGAACAAAAAAACAAGAATAAACAATTTAAGAATTTAAGAAAGAGGATAAAACATGGCTGATAGTAAGATTAGTGCATTGACAGCTTTAACATCGGCTGCTGCTGCAGACGTTCTACCTATAGTAGACACAAGTGCAACTGCAACTAAGAAAATGACTATAGAAAATATATTTAAAAGTATACCTGTAAGCGTAGGTATTAACTTTGATAGTCCTGCATTAAAACTTCATGTAGTAAATGATCTAGCATCAAGTCCAGAATATGCAAGTAATCAATGTGCTGTATTTGAAGATGATAATAGACCAGGTATTCAAATGGCTGGTAGTGCTAATAACATAGGATTGATTGACTTTGGAGATAATGGAGCTGCTAACTCTGGTGGTATTCATTATAAACACGCATCAGATTCATTTGCTTTTGTTGCTGCTGGTGATGAACAAATAAGTATATCTAATGGTGTACTTGGGCCAATTACAGATTCAGATGTAGACTTAGGTACAACCTCTTTACGCTTTAAAGATACATTTGTAGATTCTATTACTGTTACTGGTGAAGTAGATGCTGCAAGTTTAGACATATCTGGTAATGCTGATATTGATGGTACTTTAGAAACAGATGCTTTATCTATTAATGGTACAGCAGTAACTTCAAATGCAGCCGAATTAAATATATTAGATGGTAAGAGTTTTGTAGATGAAGATGATATGGCTTCTAATAGTGCTACTGCTATTGCATCTCAACAATCTATTAAAGCCTATGTAGATTCTGTTAAAATTTATGAACTTACTAAAACAGCTAACTATACTGCTGTAGCTGGTGATAATATATTAGCTGATACTTCAGGTGGAGCATTTACAATTACATTACCTGCTAGTCCTGTTGCTGGTAATACTATTCATATACTTGATGCCGCTGCATCATTTGATAATAACAACTTAACAGTTGCAAGAAATGGTAAAAAAATACAAGGTGCTACTAATGATTTAACTATTACTACAGAAAATACTGGTATTGGTTTAGTATTTTATAATGATACTTATGGCTGGAGAATATTAGTAGATGCTTATGATGTAGATCCAACGGAACTGTAATATGGTTGATATATATAATCCTAATCAGGATATACATATAGATAGAGGATCAAGAAAACTTGTGGTTAGAAGTTCTCAAGACGCTACCCCGATACTTGCACAAAATAAATTATTTCGTAATCATGTACCTGAAGCACAAAAAGGTGAGTTTCAACGTATTGCACAGATACCAGTAATTGCTTTAAAATTAAAAACTAAAGAAAGATTTGGTCATTCTAATTTTTACAAGTTAGACAATGAACAACAAAAAGCTCTTATACGAGAAATGGTAAATAGCAGTGAGTATATGTATTTTAGAACAGGAGATAAACGACTATAATGGCTTTAGATACATACGCAAATTTAAAAACTTCTATTGCTAACTTTTTAGCACGTGATGATTTAACTTCAGAGATTGATGATTTTATTGATCTTACTGAGGCTGACTTTAATCGTAGATTAAGAATTAGAGATATGGAAACATCTCTTGCTTTTACCATAGACGAAGAACAAGAGTCTTTACCTACTGGTTTTTTACAAGTAAGAAGTTTTGTTTTAGGAACAGACCCAAAAACTGCATTACAACTTATGTCTCCTTTTCATCAAGCTGAGACACAAGGTTCTAGCACGACTGGTAGACCAAGAGCATATTCTATTGAAGGTTCTAAGTTTAGATTTAGTCCTGCTCCAGATTCTTCATACAGTTCAACTATAGTTTATTACAAAGCATTTACTGCATTGTCAGCATCAAATACCTCAAATAATATTTTAGATAAATTTCCTGATGTATATTTATATGGTGCATTGTATTTTGCTAGTACATTTATTCGTGGTATGGATCCACAAACTGTTGCACAGTTTAAAGGTCAATACGAAGCTGCT